CAACCTCGGACATTCCAGCTTCAAACTCTGCTCCAATCTTAACGGCAACCCCACCTAGCGCACCGAATGCCGCCCCTACTCCAATAACAACCTTTGCGAATTTTTCAGCCGCACCGCTGACTTTAGAGCCAAGTTTCTCCCAGTCGTGAGAGGATTTTTCTGCTTTATCTCCTGCATCCTTTACCGATGTTCCTGCTTTTTTAGCGTCAGTTGTAAATTCTTTAAGCTCTTTCTCTGTGTCGTTAATCGCTTTTTGAGTTTTGTTAAGGTCTGTTTCTGCTTTATTGATTGAATTTTGCCAATCCTTTACAGCATTTTCTGCTTTATTGTATCCTTTCTCGGCTTTGCTCAATTCATCTTTCAGATCGGCTATCTTTTTCTCTTGTTCCTGAAAGGATTCTGCTGTAGAGGATGAACTTCTTTTTATTTCCTCCATTTCTTTTTCAGCAGAATTTAAAGAGCTTTTCAATTCTTTCACCTTTGTACCGCAAGATTGATAGTATTTTTGTGAATTTTCAAGCGCAGACTTTAATGTTTCTATTTTAAATTTTTGCGTATCGTATTGCTTAGACAGTAGTTCCAACTTATCATTTAGGACTTCCGCACTCTTTCCATTTACATCAAATGCGCTTTTGTTCTTTTCTAAAGCAGACTTTAAAACGGTTAAATCTTTATTGATATTGCTAATCGCCGCCTTAAATTCTTTTTCACCATCAAGGGCAATTCCTGCCCCGATTTTTGCTTTGCCAGCCATATATCACACTCCTTTTCAGCATGAAAAAAGCGTCTACATTTCTGTAAACGCCTTATGAAGCTATTTTTTGTATTGAGTTTTGTTGTATAAATTCTTTGATTTTATCATATCCCCAGCCACAGTTAATTAGAGAAGAAACAAGCATTTCTGTACTTTCTATATCCTTTAATTGTTCTGCCGTTAGGTAGTCCCTTATTGATTCTTTACCTTTTACTCCATATTCTTGTTGTAACTCTCTTAGTGTTTTCCCAAACAATGTTTTGTAAATCAGTTTCGTATAATTCGGGTACATAAATTTTTTATTGGGACTATCCGCAACTTTCATTTTAATCGTATCCGTTAAAATATGACGTACAAGGATACCTTTTGCTCGCTCAATTTCCCACTGCTGACGTTCTGCGTAAAGACGTTTCAACTCTTTTTCCATTTCGTTGAAAGCATGGATATAGGATTCTTTAAACTGCATGGCTTTTTCGCCTGTATATCCCATAACTAAAAGTGTAAAACCGTCACGTGTCATGACATATTCTTTGTATGTTTTGTTGTTGCCATGAACCTTATATTCTGAAACTTCAAAATTGAGTTTTCTAAAACTGTTTGAACAACCTAAATTTTCCACATCTCTTAATACATTGAAATGTTCCTTTCCGAAAACCTCCGCTACTTTTCGGCTTGTTGTAGTTAAGATTTCCTCGTTTCTTTTTCCACTTATTTTTACTAACATAAAATCTATCCTTTCTTTTGTTTTATTTTTGAAAATTTAATATTGAGTTTTCAAAATATTTAGAGGGTTCTATTTTGAGCTTTCTAATAATAAATAGGTCTCCCCAAAATTGGCACTCAGTTAGTTTTTTATGCTGATTTCATATACAATAACCTAAATGTCTCTCTTCCTTTTGGAGTAATCATAGTTTGTGTACCGCTCCAACTTGTTTTCTCATTAAAACACTCTTTCATTTCAAACAAACCGTTATCCACGTGCTGGGCATATGGCATTAACTTTCCCCGCTTGTCACGATACAAATACTTTCTTTCAAGCAAAAAGTTTACAAAGTTCCGCTCCTTTACTTGCAACTGCTTTGCTGTTTCTCTAAAATTAGTCAGCAAATTACGGTCAACCAAATCATCAAAATACTGTGCTTTGGGAGCCATGATTGCATTCTCTACTGTCAAAAAGGAATTAGCCTCCTGTAATGCTTTGTTTTTATCCTGCTCATTTTTTAAGGCTGTTGCAATTTTAATAATGGTGTCAGGATTTAAAATTGCCGCTTCTAATATTTCTGGTGTCATGTAGGATCCATGTTTTCTTATCGCTGGTAAAACCTCTGATGTAACCCAACGCTTAAATTTTTTAGCATTTGGCATCTTACTAGATAGGATAAGACTATATAAACCGCTTTCATTGATAACGATTGTTTCCTTAACTTGATTACCGTCAAATACCATGATCTTTGTTCTATCTTCATCATCAACATGGCGGTTGATATCTCGACTACCATTTTGGTACCCGAGAATATTAGCTACGTCCTTACCTACTAAATATGGTTCGCCATCAACTAAGACTGTTCTAACTTCTCCAAAATCATTATTATTAAAAATTTGTAATTCATTCATTTTATCCCTCTCGCTTTCTTTTGTTTTGTTTTAGGCATTAAAAAAGCACTGTACTTTTTTGTACAATGCTTGTTGCAATATTCAGTTATTTCAGCATAGCCGCCGTTGTGTTTCCTTTTTCACTATAAAATACCGCTAACGGTTCATCTAAAAAGCTGTATCGCTTTGATTCAAGTATTTCTTTCTTATCAATCGCCGCAACACTGAAGTTTCCTGTAATATTTTGCATATCTACTTGACTAATTACGACAAGTTTTTGTGATACAGACTTTTCCAGATTTTTAATTCTATCTTTATACAGTTTCTGTTCTGCTGCCGTATTGTATCGGTCTAACTTCTTAACCGTATCATGCAATTGATTCAACTCTACTAATACATTATCAATGAGGCTGTGCATGTCGTTAACAGGTTCAGAACATTTTGTGTTTTCAAAACAAGGTATCGGCTCTACATGAATATTATTTTCTTTCATCAGCTTATCAAGTCCAGACTTTGTTATTAGCAGCATTCTTGAAATCATAACCGACAATTTTGGGTATCTCTTTTTCATTTCTGCTAACGCTCTGCCCTCTACTACAAAATAGTCAATGCCACAGATTAAGTCACTTTTACGTATGTACCAGTTTATAGTAGTCTGTGACAGTCCTGTGAAATGTGATATATCTAAAGTACTTACTACTAGCACACCGTTAAATTCTTTATCAAAGTATTCATATTGTTCTTCTTGTGGCTGCTCTAGACTATAGCTGCCTGTTTTACGAATTGATTTTAGAATTTCTTTTACTTGCTTTTTAAATTCTTTTGCAATTGGTTTCCTTGACTGCATCAAGACTTCGTATAAACCGTACTCGGTTAAAAACCACATGTCTTGGTTTCCACCAAGGGTGTAAGCATTCCTTACAACCTTTTCATCCGCGTCAACACTTTGCAACATCATTCTAGTATTACTATGCTCAATCCACGAAGCAACGTCTTTTGCTAGAAAAAGTGGATTTTCATAATCTCCATAGATTTTAAAGTCTTTGCCTAAAACAGTCCTCCGTTCAATTATCTGTAACTGCTTCATAACTAAAACCCCTTTCAATGTTAGTCTTGAAAGAAGCTCCCAACTATGCTAAAATATTTCATAGAAGGAAACTTCGTTGTAATAGATGTTTTGCTCAACTTTCCACGGGAGGGCAAAGCATCTATTTTTTTGTTTTGGCGTCTAATTTCTTTATCCCTCTTTCGATAGCCTCTGTCTTATTAACATTGTTTTGACTACAGTATCGCTCTAATATTTCTTTACTTTCATCATTAATGCGAATACTGATTTTATGAGGTCTTGGATTACTAGTAGGACGCCCTATATTAGAACCCATTTTTTTCCTCCTTCCTTTTGTCTGGCATAAGTATATATTAATGCCTGGCAAAAGTCAAGAGGTTTTTTAAATTTTTTCCAATAAAAAACCATACCCTAATTAGAGTATGGTACTGAAATAATTAAAGTCCTGTTTGATCTACACCATAGACCGCTTGTTCGTGGGTATATCCTTCATATTCTAGCTGTTCTATTAACCCTTGACGTGAAAATGACATTACATCTAAGTAATCCTTTGCAGCTTTAGCCGCTTGTTCATTCCAATTAGCACCACAATTGTCTGCTGCATAAACCGCATCTTCGTGGCTATATTTTTCATATTCTAGCTGTTTAATCAAACCTGTATACGAAAAAGAAGATACGTCAAGGTAGTCTTTTGCACTTCTTAAAGCGTTCCGTTGACTGGTTGTAACTGTTGGTGTTGAAGATGTTGCTTTGCTTTCTACAGGTGCAGATGAAACCTCTGTTCTTGACGAGGGCGTTGAACTGCTACTTTTTGAGGACGTGTTGGATGTTGATTTTGAAGAAGTTGTCGATGATGTACTTCTACTAGAGGAAGTTGAAGTTGTTGATGCACTTTTACTAGAAGATGAAGATGTTGTGTTTCCCCCACATCCAACTAAAGCTGTTGATAACACAGCGCAAATCGCAATAACTAAAAATACTCTTTTCATAATTTTTCCTCCTAATACTAAAATATGTCATATTGTAGCATATTTCGGAGAAAAAAGAAAGATTTACATAATAATCACCCTCCTAAAAGAACGGATAGCGGTACATCTTCCTCTTTTTCCTTTATATATCCGTTCTGTTCACAATGTTTTTCAAATACACACACCAATTTTCTTAACGTCAGATTCCAAAATTCATTATCCGAATAGCCAAGCAATACTTTGGCTCTATAGTACCAAGTATCAATATCTATGACTATTCGGCTATTTCGTTTTTTTCTGTTTCCTCTCCATCAGGCAATCCCTCTCTAACAACCTCGGTAAGGCTCTCCAACATTTCATTCACTGTTTGTGTGTCAATCCGTCTGCCAACTTGTGATTCAGTAAGTTTATCCCACTGATCTTGTGATTTTTCATTGTGAATTTCCACAGCTTCGTTGAGTAAGGTGCAGAGTAGCCATATCTGGGTTCTTGCCTTATCCATACCGCTAAAACATGTGTCAAGGTCGCCATACTTATCTTGAATCTCCGCAATCACATTAAAGTTTAAGGCCAGCGGATATTCTTTACCGTCAAATTCAAATGGAACAGTTTTTTCTTTTACATTGCACTTCATAGCAAATATCCTTTCTATTAATTTTTAGGAGTAAACTTGTCTTTAATAAAAGCAAGAGCTTGTTGTTCCGTATCAAACATTTTTGTATACTTCCAGTGGTTGCTGTTATCTGACATGCCCTTTCCCGTAATATTTGGTGTATTCCAAGTAATGCTGTCGCCTTTGGTTGTACATTTTTCGGACGGAAGTGTGAATTTTACTTTTGGAAACCATACTGCAAAATAGGTAGTTACGTTATTCACCATTTCACCTTTTACAAAACCAAAACCAACATAATTTGAAATGTCGTTAATATTCGCTTTGATTTCTTTATTATCTTCACTAACTGTTTGTCCAAATAACATTTTAAAAGCTTCTGTCGGCAATGATGTAGTATTTAAATTCACATCAAGGTCTTTAAATTCCTTTACATATTCTGATAGTGCATTATCCCCGTATAAAGAACCTTCATTAAAATTAGGCGTAATTTCTACATCAATCATTTTTCCTAATGCCAAGCCATTTTGGTAGGTAGCCTCGGCGTTTTCTTGTTCTCCTTGAATAGCCGCCACATAGGGGTAAGCTACTTTGTATTGTGCCATTTAATCATCCTCCATTTGTGTTTCAGATATTCCACTTACCATTACTTCAATAATGGTGTGAAAGTAATTTGTTTCGTTTTCAAAAATTTCTGTTGTCGATAAGTAGGTAAATCCCGCTTGTCTCAATTGTTTTCTTATTTTCTTAGCCATCGTCTTTGGGTTATTGGGCGTAAAAAAATGGACTTGCACATACGCAATGTCCATCAACGCCTGATTATCACCAAAAAAACAAGGTCTGTTATCACTGTCATGAAAGGTTATATATTCTTCCGCATTGCCTATATATCTCATCCATTGTATCGGTACGCCTATGTCCTTTAAAGCGTCCATAACTAACGGGTTGGTATTCATCTGCTTTCTACCTCTCTTGTAAATACCTCCTGCATTTTGTCAATTACGTCAGATTCAGCATCATTGACAGAAGATTGCAAAAACGGAGTTGCCGTTTGCTTTGAAGTGCCATATTCTAATGCAAGCATTTTCTGGTAGTTTCTGTATCCCTCTTGCCGACTACTGCCATCCTTTTTCATTCGTTTGTATTTTTTTCCTTTGGCAACTCCTGTAGCAGTCACATACCCATAATATCCGCCTCCTTTCACAGGCTTTGCTTTCTTAGCCTTTATGGAATTGATCAATTCTCCTGTATCTTTATGCACTGACAGTTTGCGCTTCATTGAGCAACAGTGCAATTGGGACAGGGAATTTTATCTAGGCATTTGTTCACAACAGAGACCTGCTCCTCTCACCTGG